AATTCTACCATCTACTGCTAATGTGTTTGTTGATGAGTTCCAAGTTAATCCTTGAGTACCACTACCACTAAGGAAAAAATTTCCATTACTACCTATGTAGGTTTTCCAACCTTTATTTGTCCCATTATCCCAATAACCTAGAGAAGTACTATCCATATAAAGACCAGTAACCGATGGGTTTATTGATTTATCTATAAGTCCAGTACTATTTGTGAAAATAGCTTCATCTAGTGATTTTGATGCAGCTGCATATAAACTAGCAGTATTTATACTATTTGTCAATCCCACTACATTGTTTGTTAAAAACAAATTATTATTTCCATCTCTTAAAGATCCTGAAAAATATGCATTGCCTGATGTATCTACATAAAATCCCGGAGTAGCAATATATCCTTTACCATCAATTGTCACATTACCTGCTGCAGAGAATGTAGGTATTGCAACTTTTGTTCCGGAGTAAATAGATGATGAATCTAATGTCCACGCACCTATAGTCCCCAATTTTGCAGTTAAAGTTCCTGCGTTTGTTACACTAAACGGTGTAATATTTGGAGTTACAGTTGTATCATATCCTAATGCTATACCATCTGTACCTATATAAATACCATCATTCGTATCAGATAATGATACCTTTGTATTATAAATTGCATTATTTTTTACGGAAAATCCACCACCAATACTACCTCCACCAAATGATGCAGAAATACTTGCTGCCGCCCCAGATCCTGAAATTGTAATATTTGTTGCCGTTACTTGTCCTCCTTGTGTAACTCTAAATGGTGCACTTGCTGCCGTTGCGTTGCCAACCCATAATCTATATGTAGTATCGGCCGAGGACATTACTGCAACATTATCAGTTGTTCCTACTTTAATTATACCTGTATTATCCAATATTACATTTGATCCTGTTAAAGTTGTTGTATCAATTTCCCAACCACCTATTTTACCATTTGTTGCAGTAACGGTTCCTGTTATTGTTGCACTAGTAGCTGTCAAAGCTCCTGCTGCTGAAACTGTAAAAGCAGTTCCCAAACCAATACCATCTGTTCCCACATAAACTCCAGTGCCTGCACCATTATAGGTGGTTTTAGTACCATTAACAAAATAATTGCTATTAATTGAAAAACCAGCTGCAACTGTTCCTATATATCCACTAGTCGCAGTTATTGCACCTGTTATTGTTGCACTAGTAGCTGTAAGAGTTCCATCATTTAAAACTTTAAATGGTGGATTTGTACCTGCTCCTAAAGCGATACCGCCTGTTCCTATAAAAACTCCACTACTTGCATTATCAATTGCGGATTTTCCATTATAAATTGAATTAGTACCTATAGTCCATCCAGTTGCTCCTGCTATTGTTCCACCTGTTATAGATACATTTGTTGCAGTTAAAGCCCCTGTTTGAGTGACCCTAAAAGGTGCGGATGTTGGTGTTGCAGATCCTACCCATAATCTAAAGTTATTAGAATCATTTGCAGATATCCATATTGAATTGTCACCTGAACCAAAGGATGCACTTCCAGATGAATATAATGCTACATTTGTATTTGATAACGATGAGTTACCTATATTCCAACCACCAATATTTCCTGCGGTTGCAGATATATTTCCGGCCGAAGATAGTGTAAATTTAGGAGTAGATATCCAACCTGTACTATTCAATCTCATACCGGTAGCTGATGTTAAAGCCGTACCATCTCCACCGCCTGTTGCAGTAGATGATGATATATCCGTTACACCTATGCTCCAACCACCTATTGATCCTGAAGTTGATCTTAATCCTCCCCCTCTAGTAACGGTAAATGATGGGGTACCAGTACCTCCTAATGAAATACCATCTGTTCCCAAATAAATACCAGCTGTAGTACTAACCAATGATGATTTTCCATTATATAAACTTCCCGAATCTATTATAAACCCATAAACTGCATTACTACCACTACTACCTATGAATAAATTTCCTTGAGCTTGATTATAGTATAAATAACTATTTGTTGAAACCGATGGATCATCACCAATTCTAAAATCGCCTGATGAACTTAACCAAAATCCCTTACCAGTAAATGGACCGGTCGCATTATTACTTCTTAAAAATGCAGAATCAGAACCTTGTGTACCAATTGTTAATCCTTTATAAATTGTAGCATCGGCTGCTAACAATATATCAGTAGCAACTGCAGCAAAACTAGTAAATTCTGTCCATGTTGGTGAAGATGGTGGAGTTGTATTTGTATATCCAGTATCACCTGTTACATTTGTTAATGTCCAATATTTTGAACTATTAAATACAACATCTCTTCTTATAGAAGTATAATAATATGTATTTGCTGCTAACCAAGCACCTCTATAAATAATACCAGGTCCTGATTCTCCTGGAGCTCCAGCAGCACCTGCACTTCCTGATGTTGCTATTCCAATACTATAACTTACCGCATTTGTTCCATAAGTTCCTTCAGAATTTCTATAAAAAAGATCAACTCTACCCACTATTGGAGTTATAGATGATATTGTTCCAGGAGTAACCCTAGCACCACCTGCAATAGATGAAATGCTTGGAGTTGCTCCATTAGTAGATACCGATGCGCTAAATTGACCTTTTCTAGTTGTATCACCCGTATTTGGTGCAAAGTTTGAATTGTATGTATAAGAAGTATTATCACCTATTAATATATCAATAGGAGAAGGTGTACTAAAAACACCTGCCGATTGTTGAGTTGATACTTGTGATTGGTTTGAAACGGTTATTCTAGTTACAGGAACTGGATCTTTTACTTTTACAACTGATCCTGAAACATATTTATAAATCGTAGAACCTTCAGAGTTTGTTCCTGATACTGTTACATAAAAACTACCACTATCACCTGGAATTTCGCTAGCTGTTTTAGTAAACGTTAATATTCCATTACTAAATCCACTACCATTTGTACCAAATCCATTTGTATAAATAGGAGTACCTGCTAATGCATTGGTTGTTATTGCTGTACCATCTTCTGATAATTGTATATTAACCGGCAAAGGTATTACAGAACCACTACCCCTTGAATCCGTTTTAATTGTTTGTATTGCAGGTGTAAAATCTAAATTAATTAGAGGTGCGGCCTGTTTTACTTTTGCTAAACTAATTGTACCAACCGTCGTTCTTAAAACACCCTCTGAATCCAATGCTTTTGCAGTTATTGTTATAGAAGCTTGATCTTGTCCTTGAGTAAATGCTCCTAAACTTAAAGTATTTCCATTTCTTGTTATATTACTTTCCGGATAACCTGCTGATGATGCGGATTCTATTGTAGTTATCGTTAGATTATTTGTAGCGTTATCATAATTTTCAGTAATAGAAGCAACAACATCTGTAAAATTACCTATTTGATTTCCTAAAGAAGTGGCTCTTATAGATTGATTATTATTTGTAAGAGTTAAAGCAACTGTTGGAGCCGCTTTTTTAGTTTTAATATATGTTACTGTTTTGGTTGTTGTAGTTGTAGTACCTGTTCCATCTGTATAATTTACCGCAAGAGTTATACTACCACTATCTGCGGTCAATCCACCTACACTATATTCGCCAGTTGCTGAGTTTACTTCTACATTTGTAACTCCTGCAGATTCTTGTAAAGTTGTTGTAAATGTATTTGGAGTGGGTGAACCACCTGTTGCAATTGGTGATGCAGTATCTGAACCAACCTTAACTTGTACGGAACCGGATGTTGCTTCCATTGATGATGAAAGAAGTGTTCCCGTTGATTGTGCAGGAAGTGCAACTGCTTCCTTTGTTGCAGTAACTGATATTTGTGAATTAGATATTACAGGATTGATAGTAATTTCATCAGAATAAGTTGCTCCATTTAAATCATTTGCAGAAAATGTATAAGTTGTTGAACCGCTTGTTTGTTTGTATGAGTAAGGATTTGTTTCTGATAATGAACCTGCCCATACTACATAAGTTGCTACTCCATTTGTAATATCATCATATGATTTACTCAATGCAGGTTTTCCGCTACCACTTGTTACAGTTATTGGTGATATATAAGAACCTAAATTTTGTCTCTTTACTAATATTGAAGCAGTTTGTTCCGATGTTGGATCCAACGTATTCATCTTATAAAAAAACTGATTTTTATCAGCGGTTGCAGTAATTGCTTTTGCAGAAGTACCTTGTAAAAAGGTATCGATTACTATTGAAGATGTAAAAGTACCATCAGTTAATGTTGGATATTCAAAATTATAAACCGATTGGCTATAAAAATATGTATATCCTAATGTATCTATAGATGGTAAAGTATCATTTGAAGCGGAAGAATATAATCTATAAATTTCAGCATTTCCTACTGTATCTTGATAATATAATGGTGGTGCAGTTAAACCACTTGTTGAACCTGATATTATTGTAAAACCAAGTCCACTCGCTTCTGGTAAGTTTTGTTTTACCAAACGAATATCAATAAAATCATTTGGAATTAAAGATTTATTATTATCATCTGGGTTAAATCCAAAGGTATTTTTATCAGCGGTTGCATAAAATAAATAAGCAGGAGCTCCCTGCTGTACTCTGAAAATATTAAAATATCTTTTAACATCTTCACAACTTGCAGTATATGTAATTGAACCAACATATTGATTTGGATCTGATAAGGATGCAGTAAAATTTTCTATATCTAACCTAACGGTATCTGTATCAACATATGTTAATAAACCAGGATAGTTAGTGGTAGGATTTAAATCATCAACAATTATTTGATTACCTGTTGTATCAATCGCAGATGATTCAAATGTAACTGAACCTGTAAGACCTGTTTTTGTAAAATCTATAAAAATTGATGAAGGAAAAGCACCATCAGCTGAAAAATTAAAATAATTATTTGATGTGGTTATATCTAATGCCCTACGAATATTAACATCATTACCGCCTGTAAATGTTGCTTTTGAAGTTAAATCAATAGGAACATAATTATTATTTATATCGTATAATTCAAATTTGAAATCAAATGTTTCATTATTAATTTTAGTTGGAACATTTACAGTTAAAATAATTTCATTTGGTGAAAAAGAACTTTCTTGAGATGCGGCTAAACTAACATTTCCGATTTGCCATTTTCCACCCTTAATTATGAACAATATAGTACCTGTTCCATTTTGGTCTGGTTGAAAGTTTATTTGTTGTTTATCATATTTAAGGAATGGTTTGTTTGTTTCTAATGTTGTTATTAATTTTCCAAAATCGTTATTCCTATCAGTTGGGATAAATGCCGAACCACTTGCATAAACATCAATAGATGCATAACTTAATGATGAACTCATTAAAGGAGTAAAATCTAATTGATATTGAGTGAATTTATTAAATGTAAAAGAACCACTATGATAAAAACGGAAAAGAGGTTTTGCACTTATAGAACTATTAATATCTACTGTCGGTTCTAATTTTACAGATTTAATTAGAAGTGTATTATCTATTGTAGGTGTTACTGTTGTTTCTATTGGTTCTGTTCTCCAAAAGGTATCTAATATTTGTTGAGAAAAAATTCCTGTTCTAACATTTAGAGCTCCTGCAAAAGAGTCAACCCTCATTAATTCTGTGCTTTCTAAAATAGTATCTTCTAATAATTGATAATCACCCAAATCGTTTTGAGAACTTGCATAAACTTTTATTCTTGCGGCATCGCCTGTAAATGTTTCTAAATCCGTAATTTTTATTCTTGCAAATGATGAACTAACATTTGAATTAAAAAGAGTTATTTGTTCATCATATGTTAAAGTAAAAGGTTTGGATGAAAAGTTTTTTATTTGTTGGAAAGTAGGAGTACCAGATGAGGTTATAAAATATGGAACATTTACAAATGCTTTTGTTTCAGAAGTAACATCGGTTATTGTTGGTTTATAAGTTGAGGCCAACCCTGCTATATCAATTTGAAATCCTTCCATTGATTGAGAAAAGAAAGATGATGTAGTTGATAACTCATAAACCAAAGAACCTTTATAACTTCTATAATCGGAGTCCTGTATTGGAAGTATTGCAGTACCATTTATATGACCTGTAACATTTGAGGATACAACAGTTCTATTATAAATAGGAAGTATTTCCTCTGTAATTTCTATTTTAGGTCTACGATAAAAACGAATTGGCGTTGTGTTTTGTGCATAAGGATGAATATTAATTGCACCTTGCCATCTAACATTATATTTATCTCTCCATTCAGCCGGAATAGGTACATTCAATTCTCCATCTACAAAATGAGAAAGTTCACCTAATATTGTAATTGTAGCAGGACCGAATGCTGTATCTGGATAAATGTGAACAGCTACGACTTTTGATGTACCTTCATAGTATTCAGGAACTCCAGATGCAGGTTCTGTATAAACCGGATTTCCTGCAGCATCTTTTATTTCAATTTTTACAATAGTATCACCAACTAATTGAGGAGAACCTGCAATTAAAAAAGCATTTTTACCACCAGTAAATGTATCTGGTAGTTTTGTTATTTTAAAATATTTGCTAAGTGGATCAGTATCTTTTATTAAAACACTTACCTGCTCTAAGTTTTGTTTGAATGTAGTCTTCTTTAAAATTGGCATTACCGAATTATTTTCTATAAATATCTACAAAAATAGAAACCTATCATACTTATATATAGAAAACTAATATAAACTAAAGAAAAATAAAGTTATGAAATATGCAATGTTACAAATCAAAAAAGAAACCCACGAACTTCTCAAAAAGTATTGTGAAGAACATGGGTTTAAAATGGGAAGTTTAGTAGAGAATTTAATTAAGAAACACATTGGTGTTCTAAAACCTACAACGGGTGTGTTGAACGCTGATAAGGTTAAAAATCAATCTTACTAAACCCTCCTTCTTTTCTAATCTCAATCAATCCATCTGCTATATCTCTCATTTGTTCTAAGTGAGAAATCATCCAAATAAAATCAAATTGAGTTTTAAGATATTGCATCATCATAAATAGTGATGAAAGATTATCCGCATCTAATGTACCGAACCCTTCATCAATTACTAAGAAATTCGGACGAGGTAGATTACATATATTGATAAGAGCAACTCTAATTGCCAATCCACTTACAAATCGTTCCATACCACTACACATCTCTAATGCCCACTCTTGATCATCGTAAACAATCTTTGCATTGATACTCTTACCATCAACTTCTAATACGCACCCAAAATCTACAACCTGTGCAAGAATATTATTTACTTCAGTTTCAATTACTGGTAAGGCTTTGCTGATTAGTTCGTAAGGTATTCCATCACGTTTTACAGCATCCAGATAATAGGAGTACATTCTAGCCCTTTCTTCTAATTCCTTAACACTACTCATCTTTTCTTTGATCCCCTCTATAAACGAAGATAATGAGGCAATAGAGGTATTTACGGAATGTATCTGTTTATTTAAAGATTTTATATCGGTTTCTACGGATTGTTTTGCAATTTCTGCAAGGTCAATCTTATCCTGAATTTCTTTGTTCTGTTCAATCGTGTCTTCGTTTTCGTAATACTTTTCAATATCTTCTTCAACGTTATCCAATTGAGTTTCTAATAATTCCAAACGAGTTTCTAACCTTTTAAATTCGGACTCTGCTTTTTCTTTTAGAACAATCCACTTTTGATATTTTCCTTTTAGGTCTACTAATTCATTCCAAATCCGTTCAACATCGATATATGCACTAAGTTCTAATGCAATACTATCATGTGAATGAGAAAGTGTTTCTAACTCCGTTTCTTGCTTTTCTACTATTTCTTTTGTTGAAAGTGCATCTTTAACAAATACGTTATTCATACAAAACTTACAATTTGGGTCGTATTCATGTTGTTCCAAATGTGAAAGTTTTTCTTTATTTGCTTTGATAGATTGTTCTAATAATTCAATCTTATGTCCAATATCTTTTAAGTCGGTTTTGTATTTATCGTATTGTTTTTTAGCATCTTCAATCGGCATGCCATTCAAAGATTTTCTTTCTTCTATTGATTGAGAAAGTTCTGTGATAGTATTTGTGCAAGACTCTATCTTATCAGATTGTGTTTGTGTATCAGTTTCGTTTTGAACTATTGATTGTTTTATTTCATCTTTCTTTTTGTTCAAAGAAACTATATCTAAATTTTTATCAATCGGAGTTAATTGTTTATTAAAATCTACAATCGCTTTTATATAATCTTCTTTTTCTTCTATCTTTCCATCTAATTCTGTTTGTAAATCTTTTAATTCCTTCTTTTTGTTTTTAAGTTCAATTCCTTTATCAGCAAGTTCAGAAGTAAAATCTGTTTTCTTAAAATTCTTAATCAAAACGGAAACTTCTTTGATATCCTCACTTGCGGTTTCATATAGTTTATCAAACACATTCAATCCCATAAATTGTGCTAAAAGGTCTTTCCTTTCTGACTGGGATTTATCAATGAATAGTGCATTGTTACCTTGCAAAGATAATGCCGTTAAGACAAAATCTTCATACTTACCAACGTATTGTTCAATGACCGTATTTGTATCTCTGCGTTCTGTTCCATTAAGAGATATTGCTTGTCCGTTTTCTGTTTTCCAAAATTGGACATCAACTTTTACATTCTTTCCTTTGTTTACATAACGTGCTTCTCTACGAATATGAAAATCTTCTCCGTTAATTTGGAAATGTAATTCACACCAAAAATCGGTTTTACGATTATTCATTATATTTTGTGCTTTGAATGCTCTACTACATTTATCGTAAAGACAGAATGAGATAGCATCAAATAGAGAAGATTTACCACTTGCGTTTGGTGCAAATAATCCCATCAATCCACCTAACTTTGTGAAATCAATTTTGTTATCTTCACCATAGGAAAACATATTTGAGAATGTAAACTTTATCGGTTTCCAAAATATGTTTCTGAGAACATCTTCTTGCACTATTCTAGTATTTATATCTCTGTTTATATTTTCCAAAGTTTTCAAATCTTCATCAGTAACAAACGGCATCATTCTCTGAACATACTCATTGATAAGAGAGTTTTGATAATTAATGTCTGAAACATCTTCAAAATCTAATTTATTTAATCGGTTGCCGGTTTTAAGTTTAGAAAGTGTATCAGTTCGGATGAGTGTAAAATCATCTACATTATATCTTAATTTAATTTCAGTTAAAACCTTTTTAGTATCGGCAGTATCGGTATTTGATAACCTTACTCTAAGACGAGGATATTTAGGCATATCAGATACAATAGGAACTACACCATTATTAATATCTAATGTATAATATCCAAAATCATTTTGAATATCAATTTCTTCGTAGGTTTTACTTTCCACATCCCAACAAAGAAATCCATGCTTATCCAAACTCTCTCCGAAGTTTTGTTGAATTAAAGAGCCCGCATATACAATTTTACAACCAGAAGGTGATAACATTTCCTGACGAGTATGAATATCTCCTAATAGAGCCAAATCATAACCATCAAACATATCGGTTGTAAAGTGCCTACTACTTACAACATAACCTATATTGGTTACGGAACGGTCAACTGGGCCGTGGAATAGTGCAATCTTTGTTTTAGCATCAATATTTTCTGCTTTTGGCCAGTTCGTTTTATCATCAAAGATACTGAATACTGCAAATGCCGTATCACCATAATTCCAAACCTGTGTATCTTTTAGGTAATGAAAGTTCTTTATATTCAATGCATCTACGATTGGAGTAAGAACATCTAATCTATCCGAATTGTTCATATTACAATCGTGATTGCCTGATATTAGTATTGTTGGACAATGTTTGGCACACTCCGTAAATAACCAAACAATCTCTTGCACTAACTCTGGACTCATTTCTAATTTGGCATGAGCAATATCACCTGCTAAATAAATTAGGGAATCTTCCGTTCCCCTCTTACGAATTTCGTCAAACATCTTTAAGAATACTTCTCTGTACTCTCTGTGTCTTTTGACGTTACGAATGTGGATGTCTGCAATGTGATAAATCTTCTTTAATTTCATAAATTTTTTATCTTACTTAACAATAATTGTTCTAATCCGAATTCTTTAGTTTTCTTTAATTCTTCATAAAATTTAGTATAACCTATTTCGGATGCATCCTTATCTTCTAATTCCATAACCTTCACATTGATACCTTGCTTTCTGAACCAATTTGCTACTTTAAAAGCATCGGTTATAGCATCGTTATCCAATGCGATTGTAATATCTTTTACTCCACTAAAAAATATCTTTTCAACTAATTGTTTAGATGGATATTTTCCTAATAGTGGAACTACGTTTCTTTTTATTGCGATTGCATCAAATACTCCTTCACATAATATGATTGGTTCTTTCCAATTTATTTGGTTCTCAAAGCAGATTACATTTTTACTGATTGGGGGATTTTTATATTTCATTTTTTCATCTTCGTAATAAGAACGAGATACGAAATAGTTTACTCTACCATTAGCATCATACGATGGAACTATTATACGTCTTGCATATAATCCATCTTTACAATATCCAATATTATATTTTACGATTTCTTTTTCACCTATACCTCTTTGATTGAGATAGTGAACGGCGTGTTTATATTCCGGATTAAATCCTTTTGGTTTTTCGGAAAGAGATATGAATTCTTTTGGTAGTGAAATGAATACCTTTGTTTCTCCATCATCTTTTTGTGGATTGTATGTGGTATCTCCATAAATTTCTCTTATCTTTGTGATTGTGGATTTATCAACATCTAATTGTCTTAGAAGTGATGTCAACTTTTTACCACCACTATTACAAGTCCAACAATGCCACTTTTGAGTTTCTGTATTTACCTGTAACTTCTGTTTATGGTGATTACAAAATGGACAATGGAATGCAAGTTCGTTACCCTTTAATGAGGAATAACTTCCCAACGTTGATTCCAACGTAGAGATTACGATATTTTTATCAGCTATATTCAACACCTATGTAATATAGGAAAAATATTTGAATTTACAAAACTATTCATTAAACCATTCGTCCGGAATAATTTTATCGGCATACTTAAATCCATTTTTCTCACACCAATCGGCATAAGTAGTTTTGGAGTTTTTATTTATTTTATTTTTTGAATTTGTAAATACAAATCGAATATCTAATTCTGGATGCTGCTGTTTTACTAATAAATGTTTTTTCCTATCTGCTATAACAAATCTACCCTTTGTTTCTACGAAGATACCATTAGGTAACCGAAAATCAGGATGGTAAGTATGTTCAGAAGCAGGTATAGTATAACTAACCTTTTCGGACTCATAATTGGCTTCAAAACCTTTACTAGTGATTTGGTTGGAAACGTTTTCTTCAAGGCCTGATTTATATCCATACTTTCTCGCTGCCCATTTTATTTTTGTAACTTTTTTTGCCATTAAAACTGTTTATTATAAGTATTTGATTAGGTATCAAAACGAACTAAGAAGTTTATGTTTAAGTCCGGTATTGATTTTATTGGTTGAGGTAGTTTTGCTACTGCTAATAGATTACAATCATCATCATATAATCCTATTGTAGTAATATATGGTGCTAAGAATGAACCTGTTAAATCAACAGAACCACTTAAATCATATTGTTCAAATCCACCTTTTATAGAAGCATTTACTTTTGATGTATATCTATAATCAATAGGTTCTCCATTTTCATCATAAGATAGTTTTTTTATATAAGAAGTTCCAACATATGGTTGAACTTTTACTTTATATGGTTTAAAGTTTGGATTTGTTTGATCGTATGTTTCTATTTGTTCTTCTATTTTTCCAACAATTTCTATTGCAGTTGGGTTTGTTGAAATATTAAATTCATTTTCTCCTGTTGCTAGTAAATATTCGTTTTCATAAATAGTGTGCGTTGATTTAAAATTAAGATACCATTCTTGCGTTAATGCAATATCAGGGTTTTCAGTTATTACTATCAATCCCATTTCATAAAAAATATTTCCTATCTTTTGTGCACCTGCACCCTCTGTTAAGAATGGAACATTTTGTAATACCATTTTTTCTTCCTCTAAATCATAATTAATTAAATATAAAACATACTCTGTCGATTGATATTCGATATTAACATATCCTTCATTTAAATCAATAAAAGTTATCTCTGCAGTTGCATTGTATGTATCTCCTTGTAAATCTTGAAAAACAAATTCATTAGTTTCTAAATCTAATTCAGTTACAATTATAGTAATTCCACCTGTTCTGATAATATTTCCTTTTCCATCATCTATATAATTTAGTTCATTATCTGTTAATGATAAACTATTTTTTTTTATACCTTCACCAATATATTTTTGCGGAATTGATATTATTTTTGCTTTATTAGAAAGTTCTCTTTGTCTTATTTGTACTGTATAATTAATTGGTACACTACTAAAAGTTGAAAATGGATTATATTCGGTTTTTGTACTGTAAAATTGTGAATTTATTTGTGACCAAAGTGAGTGTTTATTAAACGTTAAATGATTATGTTCAATAATTTGACCGTTTTCATGATGATGATCTGTTGTAGTTGTGGTAGATAGGTTTGTACCCTTTTCAGCTTCTAATACAGATAATTCTGCAGAAGAACTTGCAAACTCCCAAGTCTTATGTACTTTAAATGGTCTTACACTAATATCTGATGGATGTATTTTCTTAAACATATCGTATATAAATATTCTTCTAACTAAAAACCCACCATTCGGTGGGTTGTTAGAGTTTAAGGTTATTCTCTTTAGAAATCAAGCTTTACTTTTACTAATACTTCCTTATCGAAAGTTTTTTCAATAGGTTTACTTATTTTTGCTACTGCTAATAATTCATTTGCATCATCATAAAGACCTACAGATGTAATATAAACGTGTGGGTCTGTTTCAAATAATTGCTGAATAAATGCTCCGGTTGAGCCTGTTACGAAAGTTGGGTTATTTGAATAGTTAAATTCTCTATTTGTTACTCTTACAAAGTAGTGAGATGTAGATACATTTTCAATTCTTCTTGCCATAAAAGATTTTCCTTCCTTAAATGCTTCGAACATTTGTTCCATATTGGTTTTATTATGGTAAACACCTTGTACAGAAGAACCTGTATTAAGTGTTAAACCTATACTTCCACTAATTGCATTTGGATTAAGAATGAATGTACCTAAATCTGGATAAAATAAACCATATCCTTGTCCTGTATATTTGTCAGCTAATTGTTTAATACTTGATTCATTTGAAGTTCCAATATCTAAAGAACCACTAACTAAATTAAATACTCTACCACTTGCTCCTATTGAGTTAGTTTGGCCGGAATCATCTATTAGAGTTAGTAGACCATTTGAACCAGAAAGAGCTATTTCTATATTACCTGGATCTAATTTCTCTCTTGTTCTTGCTCTGTTTACAGAAACTGCAAAGAAATGTTCTAAATTAGTTCCTCCTACATTTACACCAACTACACTTGAACTTTGATAAACTTTGAAATATTCATCGGTAGGGCCTAAAAGAATGTTACGGAATTGACCATAAATTGCTCTAGTTTGAAGAAGTGTTGCATCATCTACTGATAAGCTTGGGACAGCTCCACCACTAATGTGTGCATATGCTATAGAAAATTGAACTTCTGTTGTTAAATAATCCGTTATTGTATCTTGATTATATACTTCTAAGTAATATTTTCCACTATCTGAACTTTTTTGTGTAGAAGATGTATAAAAGTTTTCTAAAGAACCAGTATCACCACTCCAAAGACCTGTTGTAACAACTTCAGTTCTATTAATGATTTTATCAATATCATTAAATCTTTTGTATATTCCAGTTACAACATTATTAGTCCCTGCACTAATAGCTTCCTCTGTTGCGAGGAATTGATTAAGAATATTTACAACTTCTGTTGTATCTACAGGAGTACCTGCAGTATTAGCAACATTTGCTAAATACTTTGATAGGTTTCCTGCTAAAAGTGCTCCTCTATTGTTTCTAACTATTGCCATATGTTATTTTTGAACGTAATTTACTGTAATAGGAATTGTTTGAGAACCACCCGTTTCATTACCATAAACTGTAATTGTAGTTTTTAATGCTCCTTTCAATGAAGGGTTTGGTATGAATTTGAATGATAATCCTTTTGCTATTGCTGCTGTTGCAGAAACATCATTACCAATGAAGATAGGAATACTACCTAAAGCGGTTGTTAATCCTTCACCCACAATATCTCCTGCATTTTTATTTGCCAATACAACTGTATATCCGTGATTTCTATTACCACCGGTAGTTGTTGTTGGAGAAAGTGCAACCTCACCACTATTTTGACTTACTTGAATATTTGGTACACCTAATTCTACAACAGGAATAGATGTAGTAGTTTTAGGAAGGGTAACCAATTTAAACTTCATAACTTGAGTTTCATCAGGGTACGCTTCCAAAACGGGCATATTCTTAATTGCTGAATCGTAGTATGCAGAACCCAATGGATGGGCCGGTTCGTATAAACCATAATCAATTTCATCATCTGCTAAAGCAAATTGGGTAATGTTTAAACCCAATCCTGCGGCTAGTTTTTCTCTACCCTTTTTCGTTAGGATTGCATCAACGGTAAGTTCATTATTACTTAAGTATCCCATAATGTATATATATTATTCGTTTGTTAATAAATATTGTTTTCTTAAAAATTATTACTACTCAACTTCCAAAATTGGTTCGTTACTATCTCTACCTGCTTTATTAACCACCAATGTATTAGGATTAGTTGCAAATACTTCTACTGGCGGTGCTTTATCTACTGTTGTTTCGGCAGTATTTTTTGCACCTTTAAATTTAGAATTTTCTAATCCTTTAGAAATATCTTTTACATTTTTGTAATGTGTTGGTAAATATCCTTTAACAGGTATTACATCTTTTATAAATCCACCAACGGATGGGAACGTTGCCGGTTGATTATCAGAACCTGTAAATGGAGCTATTACTAACTTACTTACTCTTTCTATTGAAGATGTTGTTTCTGTTCCTCCTCTTGGATCTCCTAATCCATCTGAGCCAGTTACCGCATATTTTGTTACTATTTTTATTTGGTCTTCTTTAATTATATAAACCAAAACTCTTTGTTGAATTAGAGTTCCTGTCTTATCTAAATAACTTTGTACCGCATAACCATTATTATCTGAATATATACCAAATCCCCATGCATTCAAATCATCCATACCAACTGCTGTAAAATAAGTATCTGCTTTTTCTAAAATATGAGGTTTACTTACATTGGTATCTAATGTTGCTTCGTAAAATATATTTTCAGAATTTAATTTTAAATCAGAATTAACACCAACTGTTCCTGCATAAGTTGGTGAATCTGCAGAAGGTACTATTGATAGTTTTATTGTTGTTTCATTTGATGCATATTCTCCTTTTGGTGATATTTCATGTGTTAAATCGGCTTCATATCCAACACTTTCAGCTGATGTACCTAATTCATCTGAAACTTTTATTTGAGATAAATATTTTTGATTATCATTTGCTATACCACTTGGTTTTTTTACTGGAATTTTGCTTCTTTCTAAAAAGTGTGGTTCTATTAATATGCCAGTTGTAGATTTAACTCTTGCTGGCAACATTAATTTTATATCTTCAAAAAGAGCTTTTTCATAAAGAGCTACCATATTTACATATGTGTAAATATCTCTTTTTTGAAAACGTTTAAAATAATAACTCCTCAGTCTATTTAAATCTTTATATTCAGGTTTATATACATCTGATGGATCTCCAATATAATCACCTAAGTTTGTATTTCCTAATGATTTAGCAATATCAATATTCAATTCTTTGGTTGGTGAGAAAAATAACCCTATACGATTAGAATCCATAGGTGCAGAATCTAATGATTTAACAGTAGATCTAGACTTAGATGAAAGGTCTGATATTAATGTTTGTGTTTCCAACCTAACTTTATTCGTAATATATCTAGAACTTATTCCATCAGGAACTGTCAAAACTACATCTCTTTCATAAGGTTCAAAATTATATGGATATTCTGTTTTATTTTCAAATCCATAAGCAGAACCACTAAATGAAGCCGATGTATTTGTAGATGTTATAGTACTTAATGATATCAAACCATCTTCATAAGAATTTCTTGGGTATGTTTCAGATAAATTTATATTTGCAGCAACATTTATTTGATATGTTGGATTGCTTGCTCCTAAATTTTTAGGATATTCAAAATCTAAACGGAAAGATAAATCTTCAGTAGATGATGAAAAATGATTACCATTAATCATTTCTGGAAATAGATTATGATCTGCAAATGAACTACTATTTAATGGTGTATTCCATAAACGAAACTCATCTACTGCACCAACATAATCATTACCCAAAGATATATAAGAACCACTATCCCAATTAGAACCTGCTGATGTTTTTACTATTGTATTTTTGAAAATAAAATTGTTATTGTTTGCCTGAAACGTATTTAATTCAAAAGTAGTTAATGATTGTCCTAAATCTCTAGATAATTCTATTCCAAATTGTTTTCCATTAAAAATAGGTAATAAAGATGATGTCAAAAATTCTTGAGTGCCATCTCCTTCATAAAAATTGAATAAAACTTTACCATATAAAGAATCCGTAGAGCCACTTATTTGTATATTCCAATCACTTCCAGATAAAATTGTTGTATTTTGTGCTGTTTTTGGTTTTATAAATAATTCTATCGTATCTGGCTTTCTATTATGAATCGTATTTTTCCAATCCATTAAAATGTAAGATCCATTAGTAAAATTTAATAAATAAGTTAAATTTTGCATTTCTAACTTACCTTCGGTAGAAGATACATCAATATTAGGCCCACCGAATTCAAAAATAGAAAGATTTGATGATGGTATTCCATAACATGCCATTAAAGCATATATACCTCTACGTGTTCCTTTATGTTTTAAGAGATATGGTAAATTATTTATTAATCTTCTCCAAACTTCAAAAGTTCTTCTTTTTGCAGGATTAGATTCTACTACTTCACCATTATCATTTAATCCAAATGCATATTTCCAAAGTTTTGAACCAATAGAAAGATTTTTAGCATCCCAACCCAAAGAAAGAAGATTATCATATAGTAATCTATCTGCTAATTTACCTTTATCTTTATAACCTAATTGGCGAGAATTTTCTATTGTTTTTGTATAGAAATAAAAATTGTCAAAGTGTTGGCCTATCATTGATAAGAAAAGAAGAAACTCCTGATTCTCTTCAAATCTATCTATATATGCGGGAATATTGTTTAAAACGAAATCTCTATTATTATTATCATAAATTTTAGCAGAATCAATTATATTATTATACCAATTATAAACTATTTCATCCGTAGAATCTAATCTAACTGAACCGGAGTGGGGCCAAGTAATTGAATGAGAAGTTGCTAATGTATATTTTGATGATGAAGTATATAAG